AGCCGGAGCCGGAGGAAGATGAACCGGATGAGGATGAAAATACACCGAAGCAGGACGAGCCAAAGGAAGATAACCTGACGGCGATGTCCTATTCCCGTGCTGCTACGATGCAGAGCCTCATGCAGAAGGTCTCCGCCGAGCGCAGGGGTACACCCGTAGATCAGCTGATGAGTCGGCTGAATCTTCTGAAATACTGATTGGAGGTATGTATAATGACTATTCAGGAACTTCGTGAAAAGAGAGCGAAGGCGTGGGACACCGCCCGTGACTTCCTCGACAGCAAGAGACAGGCAGACGGTACGCTTTCCGAGGAGGACAGCAAGACCTACGATGCAATGGAGGCGACCATCGTCAACCTCGGCAAGGAAATCCAGCGCATGGAGCGTCAGGCAGAAATTGAGGCGGATATGGCGAAGGCTACCACTTCTCCCATCCTGACTGCGCCCGCCGCACAGAACACCGAGCCGGAAAAGACCGGAACCGCATCTGCTGCATACAGCGATGCCTTCTGGAACAGCATCCGCAACCGCAACTGGATCGATGTGCGCAACGACCTTCATGTCGGCACGGACACCGAGGGCGGCTACCTTGTACCGGATGAATTCGAGCGCAAGCTTATCGAAGCTCTGGAGGAGGAAAACATCTTCCGCCAGATGGCAACCGTCATCAAGACCAGTTCCGGCGACCGCAAGATCCCGATCGTCACATCGAAGGGCGATGCGGTCTGGATGGATGAAGAGGAGCAGTACACGCTTTCCGATGACACCTTCGGTCAGGCATCGCTCTCCGCATACAAGCTCGGTACGGCGATCAAGATTTCCGAGGAGCTTCTCAACGACAGCGTGTTCGACCTCCCGTCCTACATTGCCCGTGAGTTTGCCCGCCGTATCGGTGCAAAGGAGGAGGAAGCCTTCTTCATCGGCAACGGCACTGGTAAGCCGACCGGAATCTTCAACGCCACTGGCGGCGCATCGGACGGTGCAACGACCGCAGGCGCAAACATCACATTTGATGATGTCATGGAGCTTTTCTACTCGCTCCGCAGCCCCTACCGCAAGAAGGCAGTTTGGGTGCTGAACGATTCTACAGTCAAGGCACTCCGCAAGCTGAAGGACGGCAACGGCAACTACATCTGGCAGCTGTCTGTTTCCGCAGGCGTTCCCGATACGATTCTCAACCGCCCCTACAAGACTTCCAGCTATGTGCCGGAGATCGGTGCGGGCAAGAAGTGTATGGCATTCGGTGATTTCAGCTACTACTGGATCGCTGACCGTTCCGGTCGTACCTTCAAGCGTCTGAATGAGCTGTTCGCCATGACCGGACAGGTCGGCTTCCTTGCAATGGAACGTCTCGACGGCAAGCTCATCCTGCCGGAGGCAGTCAAGACGCTCAAGGTCAAGTCCGGCTCTTGATTACTCTGGCTGAAACAAAAAACTACCTTCGTGTGGATCATACTGAGGATGACAAGCTCATCCTCTCTCTGATCGACACTGCGAAACGTCTCGTGCAGGATGTCGGCAGAATGGACGAGCAGGCACTTGCGGTCAATGAGGAAACCACCCGGCAGGCTATGCTGTATACTGTATCTTACCTCTACGAGAACCGCAATACTGCTGACTACCACAAGCTGACACTCACGCTCCGTGCGCTGCTTTTTGCACAGCGGGAAGGGGTGATCTGATGGAGATCGGAACGCTCAACCAGCGCATCGCCTTCCTCGAACACAGCACGAAGGTGGACGGCATCGGCAACCACACAGCCCGGTGGGAGGAGGTTTTCTCCTGCTGGGCTGCCGTGTCCGTGAAAACCTCAACGGAAACAACGGATGCAGGCGTGACGAAGGAAGTCGTATCGCTGGAATTTACCGTCCGGCAGACACCCGATACCAAGAGAATCAATACCACCACGCACAAGCTGCGCTTCCGTGGTCTGGTGTATGATATTTCCGGTGTGCTGCCGAATTATAAATCACTCGACTATATAAAAATCACGGCAGGTACACGAAAGGCGGGTGAACAGGATGACTTCGATTGATGATATGGCAGATGAGATCATGCGGGGGCTGACGGAATATGCAGACCTTGCCGATTCTGCCATGAAATCGGCTGTGAAAAAGACAGCCACATCCGTCAAGAAGGAAATCTCCGCAAATGCTCCGAAGCGTACCGGGCGGTATGCGAAAAGCTGGACGACCAAGAAGACGAAGGAGAACAGCCATTCTCTTGAAATGACTGTTTACTCGAAAGACCGCTACCAGCTTGCGCACCTGCTTGAAAAAGGTCATGCAAAGCGGAACGGCGGTCGTGTACCCGGCAAGCCGCATATCGCTCCCGCAGAGGAAAACGGTGCTGCGCTGCTGGAATCGCTCATCACAAAGGAGCTTTCATGAGTTACGCGTTTGAATTGCATAATGTTGAGCATTCAAGCCAGCAACATCAATTACAAGCATATTGATTGCATTCGCCAGAAAACTCCATTCAGATGTAATGATACACCAACAATCAATGCGTGAAGGATTTTCTCCATAAAGTCGAATGTGATAACTATGTCCATCACGTCCACCAGATAGCCTAATCTTTTCATCCAATTTTGCATTTAAAAGATTGAGAAGTATTTTCTCTTGCTCAGATGTGAGTTCTTGTGAATGAATCGGACAAATCCTCTCTAATTCCTGACGGTATTCAAGTGTTTTTGTAATCTCACTCAGAGGAACGGGATTTGCTTTATCAATGTCAAGGCGTGAGAATATGTTAAAATAATCATTCCGTGATAATTCGGTACGCCAATACACAATGATCTTGCCATTTTCTTTATATACTTTGAAATAACAATCCAGCGTAAAAGAAGATGAAATCTCCATAAACAGGAGCAATGTGCCATCTTTTTCATATTCATACCATTGATACATTACAACAACTCCTTTTTCTCAATTATAGCAAATACAAAACAGAAAGTCAATCATTGAAAGGAAATACTATGAGTTATGAAGAAATCAATGAAATGATGCAGGAGATCGGTCTACCGTTCGCCTATCATCATTTTGCCGAGGGCGAGTCTCCGAAACCGCCCTTTGTTATTTTCCTTTCACCCGGCGAGGACACCTTCGGTGCGGATAACCTGATGTACCACAGCTTCAAACAGCTTGACATCGAGTTATACACCGACAGGAAATCCCCGGAGGCAGAGGAACGGCTGGAGGATGTTCTCCGGCAGCACAACATTTATTACACGAAAACTGAAAGCTGGATCGAGAGCGAAAAGCTCTACGAGGTGCTTTACGAAATGGAGGTATAACCTATGGCACTGCAGAAAAATAAGGTGAAGTTCGGTCTGAACAAGGTTCACTGGGCAAAAATCACGGCATGGTCAGACGAGGGCGTTCCGACATTTGCAACGCCTGTGCGCCTGCCCGGTGCTGTATCCCTGAGCATTGACGCCAACGGCGAAAATGAGAACTTCTACGCTGACAACAGCGTGTATTATGTCATCAACAACAACGCAGGCTACGACGGCGATCTTGAGGTTGCACTCATCACAACCGACTTTGCAACGGCGATTCTCGGTGAGCAGCTCGATGCAAAGGGCGTTCTGGTGGAGCGCAATGATGCAGAAACATCGCAGTTTGCACTCATGTTCGAGTTTGACGGCGACAAGAACCACATCCGCCATGTGCTTTACTGCTGCTCGGCTTCCCGTCCTGCAACCGAGGGTGAGACCACAGAAGAAAGCAAGTCCGTCAAGACGGAAAAGCTGTCCCTCAAGGCATCGGCTCTCCCGAACGGTCTGGTGAAGTCCAAGACCTGCGAAAGCACGGATGAAACCACCTACAACAACTGGTACAATGCGGTCTATATGCCGACTGCTGCTACAAACAACAGCACAGGCACACGTTCCGCATCCACCAAGTCCGGCGGTTCTGCGGCAGCAGCAACCGAGTAAGGAGGTACAGCATGGCTATTAAAAAGACGATCACCGTTGACGGTATTGAGGTTCCGTTCAAGGCGAGTGCTGCTGTGCCTCGCCTTTACCGCATCAAGTTCCGCAGGGATATCTACAAGGATTTCGCAGCCCTTCAGATTTCTGTTCAGGAAGGCGACGAGGAAGGCTCCAATCTCGACATTGAGAGCCTTGAAGTGTTCGAGAACATCGCCTACATCATGGCGAAACACGCTGATCCGGAGAACGTCCCGGACAATCCCGATGAATGGCTTGAAGCGTTCAACACATTCTCTATCTATGAGGTACTGCCGCAGCTCATTGAACTGTGGGGACTCAACGTGGAAACGCAGGCGGAATCTAAAAAAAACATCGAAAAACTGACCGCCCGATGACAACGCCCCTCTTCCTTCTCCGATGTGTGCAGATCGGGCTG